ACTGCTGGAATCGGAATAGCGATATCAGGAATAATCACCCGGTCATTGATAGCTGTTTGCAAAGCTCCTTCGGCGGCCCCGGCCCTTGTGGCTTCCGCCTGTATATCACCGGCGATGCCCTGCTCCGCAGTATTGGCCCGGGACGCCTCCGCCTGGATCGCTGCGGTGACGGTCTGCCCGGAGCTGCTGGTTGTGTAGATATCATTTCCCGTCAGCGTAACCGCGCCGGTCTGGCCATTAATGGAAACAACGCCGGCGCTTGACGGGATATCGGCAGAAGTGAGAAGCTTCAGCGTTTCGGTTGTGGATCCGGGGCCGTCATAATAGATAAATGCTTCTGTGTGGCCGTTATTATAACCGATTGTGAAACCGAGGGATCCGTTCGGCGTGGGTCTTTCCATTCCCCAGGATTCATCAGAGGCTTCGGTTTCCAGCGTGAGGACGTCCGCATTAATGTTATTGAAAGGGGTATTAACCGCGCCGGTTTTCCCGTTGACCGACTGGACCGGAATCTGGATCACAACATTGCCCGTCTGCCCGTTCACCGACTGCACCGGAACGTCAATAACTACAACGCCGGTCTGCCCGTTCACGCTCTGCACAGGATAGGGAGGCGGGTTGCCTTCGTCATAAATATTAAATCTGCCTGTTCCGGCAATGCGCTGGGCCGGCGCGTCTTTGATAAACTGGATACCGAGCTGCATTTCATCCGCGAGCCTATAAAAGCTCCATACCGTTTCGCCGGTATCCGGCAGCCGGACAACATTTGACCGATACAGGACCACGGCGCCGGTTTCGCCGTTCACGGAGGACACCGGATATTCGGGAGGATTTCCGGAATCATAGATATCATATCTATCTGTTCCCGAAATGCGCTGGGCTTTATTCGGAAGAAACTGAATCCCGGAGGACGCGCCGCCGGCCAGCCGGTGAATATTCCAGCTTCCTTCGTCTACATCAGGAAACCGGACCACGGCGTCAGGATAGAGGACAACTTCGCCGGTCTGCCCGTTTACGGACAGCACAACATTTTCCGGAGGATTATCGGGGCCGTATTTTTCTTTCAATTTCTGAATGATCCAGTCCAGGTTCAGCTCATGAAAATTGGTATATGGCATCTGTTCAAACATGGTATGCACCTCCTATAATTAGTATCTATATTTTTCCGTCAGTACACAAGGACGCAGAAACGGGATTTGAATTCCTGCGCGATATAATCATAGATATTCAGCTTTCCGGCGATTTGTAGCTCCTGTTCCAACATCTGCTGAGAAGTGGTCACGCCGATATTTCCGTGGATTCTGCTCGTTCTGCTGCTCTGGTCAGCGATCTGCTCCCCGTGGGTGAGTTCATGGCTTCCGCTGTCGGTGGCCGTTCCCTGGCTGCTGTCATGGTCTACCAAAACGTTAGTATCAAATCCCGCGACTTTATTTGTTCCTGTGCTGCTGGCGCTCCCGCTTGTGACCGTGGTATCTTTCCCGGAATGCGCGCGGCTTGCCGTGGCGCTTTCAGTTTCCTGTCTATCGTAGTTTTCAATCGGATTATATTCAAGCTGGGACGCCTGATAGATTTTGTCCCATGTCATAGCGCGGGAGGCCGACCATAGATTGATTGCGGATTTTAGGAAATTCGGCACAGGGTAGATGGTTTCCAGCTCCGCGGTTTCCAGAATGATATGATTTATCATTGTGGCCCTGTCCACGCCGGTTGGGAGATACATATTATTGAAAATAGTATTATCATACTCATATAGTCCCATCACGGTCAACATTGCCATTATCAGCACCTCCCTCATATGGATTTTCGCGCCAGTCAACAGAAATATTCAGCCCGGGGAACATTCGATTGGTCTTTTCCACGCCCCTTTGCAGCTCCTCCAGCCACAGCGCGGCCCGGAGGCGGGTGTCTGTATTATTGGAATTTACTTCATCTGTCAGCATCCGTTCCCGTTTTTCCGTGTTCGTGTTCGGAATCCCGACCTCCGTGCAGAACCGGTTTTCAATCTTCCGCATATCAGCCAGGATAGAATCCGAGATATACAGATTTTTCACATTAGATTGAAACGGCGTCCACAGGGGCCGGCCCTGTTCATCAAACAGGGATTTGTCTATAACAACCGCCGGCTCTCCCCCGGCCACCTTGTCAAACATCTTTTTATAACTTTCGGCCATTGCCTTATTAACAGCGGGATATATTGTGGCTGTGTGAGTATTAATCAGGTTAATGGCCACAGACTGGGAACACAGCGCCAGCATATCGGCATAATAATTGATAATGTCCATCATGCCGCAATAGTCGGGCTGCATTTTGATAATTGTGCAGTCAATATCAATTGTTTTCTGTGTGGCCGGCAAAAGCGGATTAGAAACAATAATATAGGTCGGATGATAGAAAACATTATATCCGCCGACTGTGGCGAATTGCGGAATAACCCCGAATTGCTCTGTGTCCAGAACGGCGATATAACCGATTGAATACAGAGTATAGAGAAAATAATCCTGATCCCAGCTTTCCGGCAGTTTCCACTTGAAAACGGAAAATGCTTTTTGCAGCAGATATTTTCTGAAATATCGTTGCAGCCGGGTATCCCGGCAATGGACCATAGACGGGGAAAATGAAGAATTATATAAGTTAATATCTTCATAGGAAGCGGGAATAGTATTTCCTAACATTGGGCAACATCCTCCTTTTATCAGTCATTTTAGAATACAATAAATAGCGCCAGTATTCCGGCTCTGGTTCCGGTCCGGGTCCTGGCTCCCCGCCTGTGGGATCGACCCACACCACAAAAGCGGCATAATTCCACGCATTGGGATCGTATGTGGATTTATGCACCCCGCCGCCGGGAATGCTGCCGGAATCTCTCCCGCCGGATTGCATTACCTCGTTATTACCGCAATAAATCCCGACATGAGCAAAATTGCCTATACCATCACCGGCATATTGCGGAGGAATGGCCGGCGGCCCTTCTTCGGATATTTGGTGAAATAGAAGTGTTCCGGCGGGTATTCCGCCAAAATTAGCAATGCAATTTGTTAATGTGTCTTTATACCACAGCACCGGGCAAGGGGTTTGACCGTCCGGGCTGGTGGTCTGATATGTCAGCGTTGACCGCCATATTCTATTGGTTCCATTCGGTAAACTTCCGGAGCTGGCCGGAATCTGCTGCCAACATAGATTTACGAACCCAATACAATCATACTGATCATATGGTAAATACTGGCCATTGTAGGATAATGCAATCTGGGCGAATTCTTCGCCGGTGATCCATCCTTCGACAGGTTCTGGGCCGGGGCCGGGGCCGTCCTCGAAATAATCATACCAAAAGCGCGCATTGGCTTGCCTTGTTGGAACAACACTATAAGTTCCTTCATAGTGCAGCATAAAATAATACGCTAATTGTTCCGGCGTATCAGTAGAGGCCGCATATTGCGCAAATGTCATTTTGTGATGATTTCCGCTTATGGATTCTGTCGGTTTCCATTTTGCCGGCGTCTGATATTCCCATGTTAGCCGCTCCATTTGGATAGGCCCTTCATACCATTCGGAACCATGCCTATAGGCGTATGATACAAGCTGATTGGCAATAGGCTCTGTGCTTCCGAGGCCCTTCCATTGGACAAGGCCATAGGCGGGATCGGTCCGGGATAATGCATACTGATTTGATATATCTGCTAATGAAGCTCCGCCGTTAGGGAATGAGCTTTTCGGATATACGCAAGCCGGATCAAGGCATGATTCATACATCATATTGCCAACCATGCCGGCAATCGCGTTTTTTGTCCATCCGAGAGCTGAAAACGTGCTATACACATTATCAGCGTTTACTTTTTGATATTCGCTCGCGTTTCCGCTGGACGGCCCCACATCATATTGATTAGCGGAAATATACCAGCCATTGGACAGACTAGCGCTCATTCGTAATAAAATCCTCCGTTTAATGCGGATTCAATCAGGCCGCGCTCTGCCGCGAGGCATGGCGCTGATATGTGTGCATCCCGGCATTTAATATAGCCCGACAGCGTGCTGATTGTCCGCTGCTGCATCAGAGGCCGGCCCAGAATGGAATCACTCGCCCCGGTAATCTGCGCGAAATTCGCAATCAATCCCGCCGGCGCCACGGACATTATAAAAGAACCATTTGTTCCGCTTGTGTTTACGGTCGGAGCATACGCGCTAACAGCAGATTGCACAGCGCCGGCCAGCAGCCCGGCAATTCCGCCGGCGGCCGCCCCGCTGATAGCGGACCCGATAGCGCCCAGATAATCAGATTGAATCTGCGCAAGCTGGATCGGAACGCCAAACATTCCCGTTATTTCGTTGGCCCAAATATTAACAGTCCCACCTTCGGACGTTGTAGAGATACCGGGCCGACATATCGCCTGGCCGGTGATATGATCAATGAAAACCTGGCATCGGATATAATCACCATACCGGCGGAAGCTGCTATCAATGCTCACCGCGCCGAAGGGAGGAATATGCAGCGTATAATAAGCATAAGGGGAAAAATTCAGAAAAGCGCCCCGGGCCGCCGCTTGCGGATGATTCGGAAACTGGCCTGTTATAAATGTTTGCTCCATTAAATTATCAACCCGGATTCCTGTGATGTTTGTATTCCAATATCCTAATTCGATTGAAACAGAAGCATTTCCGAAGGACGCCGGCGGGAGAGGAAAATACATACAGGATGCAATATATTGGAAGGGATTAAAAATGGATTTAAACAGGCCGTCTCCAATTTCGCTTATTCCGGAAGAATTATAGATATTAGAGGAAAACAGATAGGCCAGCACCTGGCCGATCTGGGCCGCCGTTAGTGCGTAATAAGTGACGGCGCCAACCTTGCCGGCGGAAGCATAATTAATGCATCCCAGAACATAGGCGCCTCCGGATGGCGCCACGCCATACCATGAGGAAGCCAGGGAGGCGTGGACAATATCGTAATCAGTAGTTGCCGGAAATGCCATATCAATGATATCGCCATCTGAAGCGCTTTCAGCTCGTTCTACATACAGGCTCGCGGATCCGATAATGCTTTTCCAGCTCGCCAGCACATCAACCCGGAGGCTCGCCTCCCAGCAGCCGCCTGTATAGGTCCAGTTATCAATAAAATAATATCTGGTAAATTTCGGAATGTGGGCATACGTATATAGCACCGGCGCCGCCCCGGTTGCTGTGAGCTGCCCGGATGCAGAAAACCGGATAACCGGCGTGAGAAGGTCCGCCGGTTCTTTCAGCACTACATTATCAAATTGCAGCCCTGCGCCGATCTCCGGGAGCAGAGTCGAATTATCTCGTTTGAAAAATCCATTATATAGCGTAACGATCATATGCAGCACCTCATATATTAAAAGCGGGGGAGGGAATTTCCCTCCCCCATGACGGAAGAATGCAAGCCCGATAGGGCCGGGATTAGTCAAGCAGCAGGACAACGGCCTTCTCGGTGTTGTCCATAAACACTTTGTTTTTGCAATGCACCCAGATATTGCGATACAGGCCGGAAGCATTAACAGGAGTAGACAGCATCCGACGATCGAGCAGCGCATATCCCATAGCATCCTCATCGAACATGAGTCCGAAAATGTTAGCCTGGGAAACGGCGGAGCCTGTCACCACGGCGCCTGAGGCGTTGGTATAAGCCGGCGTCACGTTCACGGCGTCCGGCGTCCGGATAGACTGCCAGAAGTTCACGCTTTCCACATCCGCATACCGCAGAAGGGAATCATGGTAGGTATCGGCCAGCACCCGGGCGCTGATCTGGTGCCGGGCGGGGGAATACAGGTAGACTTTCTGATTCTGCTGCGGGGTATGCCTCAGAACGGGCTTCCCCGTGATAACAGTCTGATACATCAGGCTGTTTTCCGTCATCATGTCGGAAATCTGAGCAACCCGGCTATACACCCACTTCATGAAAGCGGGGAAATTGTCCGGTTCATATACGCTGGTAGCGGTCAGAGTGAGTCCGGTCTGCGCGTTATATTCCGTGAGCAGATGCACAACACGGTCAGCGGAATTTTCCGCAACAAGGGCGCCGATCATATTTGCAATCAGGCCCCTGCTGGTAGCATCACGGGACATTTCGAGCCTGTTAGACAGGTTGGTCATAATCAGGGAAAGGAAGCTGCCCAGCTCCTCCGGAGAACGGAAAGCGGTTTCAAGCTGCTCTTCGGTGATTGTGATATGGTCCCCATAAACAGAAGCGCCGAAAAAATTGGTTTGCAGGACATTGGGCTTTTTGATCCGCCACTGATCGACCACGCCGCCGGTCCCGTCCGCCGGCGTCTGGGCGGCGTCAAACAGAACAGGATACTTATATGCATCATCGTCCGCCCAATCGGAATCAGCAATGGAAAGTTTCCGCATATAGGCGCCCCATCTGGGCAGGTCTTTTTCCAACCCGGCGAATTTCGCAGAATAAGGCCGAATTGCGAAAATGGTTCGGGAGAGAACATTAGAAATTGCATTCATGACGGCGTCATTACCGAGCGCCAGCGCCGTCTGGGCCACCGAAACAAATTCGCTGGTATTTGTGGGCGTAATGGCAACCTGGCCGGTGGCCTGCTGGACAATAGACGTAAGGACCGTTGCAATCTGCTGAAAATTCATCGTGTTAACAGACATTTTTATTTACCTCCATTATTTTGAATCTTTATTTTCAAGCGGCGGACGGATAAATTCAGCGAGAATTTTTTCGGTTGAATCATCCGCGCCGGGAATGCTGGGTGTTGAAATAGTCCGGATATTTTGCTGCTGAATGGTCTTTTTTAGCTCCGCAATCTCCGCCTGTAAGCTCTGTATTTCTTCAGAGCTTTCCGGCGGCGTTTCTGCGCTTTCCGCCAGTTCCAGTTCTCCGGTTGCCTCCTGCTGCTCCGGGGCCGGGGGCTGCTCATTGGTTCCGGATCCGCCGGTTCCGTCCGATCCTCCGGAGCTGTCGAGCTGCATAATTTCGGAAACTGTGTATCCGTTGGCGAGTAGAAAGGCGACCTCTTCATGTTTCATGATTTTACCATCCTTTCAAGTTCATCCAGTTTTTCACGGATTGAATTAATAATTCCGCTGATATCAGTATCTTTATTTTTCCCGGTATAGTCAATCATGGCCGGTAGCGCTGCATTAGTCCATCTTTTATCAGGAAATTTTCCCCATTGCACGCCGCCGGTGGTTGAATGGATCACGCCACGCGCACCGTCTGTTATATAAATTCCGACATGAGCGAAATTGCCCAGAGAATCATTATATCCCTTTTCGACCTCGCCGCCGTCTGTTTTCCGGGTAAACAGCAGCGCCCCCTGGGGGATCATCCCGAATTTGATCATACAATCATTGATAGTTCCGCGCCATGACATATAGTTGCGATACATGGAATTGGAACCTTTCCAATCGTAACAGGTTCCGTCTGGCTTTCTGATCCCACAGTCTCTCATAACACGTTCAACAAAACCCTGGCAGTCAAGAACCTGATAAGGAATCCCGATATAACCGCCTTTTACGGCCTGTTCGGCAAAACGCTCGCCGGTTATCATATCATCACTCCCTGTCCAGTTTATCAATGAGGCGTTGCATAACAAGAGTATTATTATTAATAGCCTCCGTCATTTTTTCCTGCTGGCCGTGTATCGTCTGGGTAAATGTTTCTTTTAAGTCAACAATTGCGGAATTAATAGCCTCTTCACTCGTTCGATGGTCCTTCCGTTCCTGATTCAAAGAGTAAAAAAGGATAATACACATTGCAATCGGAAACCCCAAATTAGATACCAGGGTTGAAATAAGATTAACCGTGTCCATCTGCCCACCTCCAAAATATAAAGAAGAGGGATGTATCAGCCTCATGCCGTCGCCACGGCGTCCCCGCCCTTCTGGGGCTTGCGTTGGGGAGCTGATACATCCCTCTTTTATTATCTCCGTTTTTCACAACGGGGACAAGCGGAAAATTAAACGCCGTTATCAATCACATCGAAATCGACGTATTTGTTACCCTTCTTGCTGGTGATGGGTTTGATAACAAGCTCCGGTTTTTCCTCGTCCGGCAGAGTGCCAAAAGCCTCGTCATATGCAAGGAATTTCTGAATAAACGCCCGGACCTCGGTCTTGCACAGCTCGCCGCTCTTTCCGTCCTTGATCACAAGAACGTTATGCGTTTTGCCTTCCTGATCCTCATACTCATGGGTATGGAAAGCTACCGGCTTGATATACTGGCCTTCCAGCTCTTTCACGTTCTGTACATCCCGGCCATTCATCGCGCGGAAAATTTCAACCCTTGTCAGTTCCATTTGTTTGTTCCTCCGTCATTTTTATTTTTAGCGGAAATTCCGCCTATAAACAGTATCAAAATTTTTACCACACATTGCAAGCATTTTTTATCATTTTATGGATAAATAATTTCTGAATAATATTTCATTTTCGTAGGATTCAAACACAAAATATTTATTACACAAATAAATTGATTTCAATATATAATAATCGGAATTAAACATTTTTAGCCCGATCCCATAATCATCATATTTTGGATTTTGTGTGATATTAGACACATAATATTCACGCTTTGATTTATGCTTATAAATCCCTATATCACCAACTGATACCAGATGGTTATATTCAGCCAGGGGCCGGCTTGCTATGCAAGTTTCATCGGTTCTGAATGCATTATCCAGCGCCATAGAAATAAAATCATCCGTGGCATTTTTATATAGCATTGTGCCGGCCTTTGCTCTGCTTATCGGAGAATTCAGCAGCATAATCATTGTGCGCGTCTGATCCGGCGTATTATAAACCATCTGCCCGGATAAAATCATTTTCACCGCCGTTTTCGTAAATTTCCATCCGGCAAAATAAGGATTAATTAATTGATTAGCATTTCCGAGCATGATGCAGCGCACCGCCGGCAGCCCTTCCAGCTCCCGGTTGCGATTGACTGTTTCGTAAAAATTCAAAAAAGAATTGAATTCGTCTTTGATAGGTTTCTCACCGATCATCGGGACGGCTTCGTCAAAAACAATATAATCATATCCGGAAAAATCGAATCCCCGGACCGTGGCCACAGTAGACAAGGCCACGCCCAGCGCTGCAATATCGCCCTGGCCTCCGTCCCGGCGAAATTCAGCTTGTTTTCCCGATTTCGCCGGCTGAATATCTAAGCATAAATCTTTATTCAGTTTCCGGAATGGGTTGCCACTTTCTGTTTTTGATATATCCAATTGCGCTTGCAATCTCCGAACATATATAAACGGCGTCTGCTCCTCCACTAATTTTTTTAATAGCCCGTAGGTTTTCCCTGTTCCTCTGGCGCCAACTACCATAATAAAGGCCCGATTTAATCCGCAGATATAATCCCAATTAACCCAGCCTTCTTTATTATATAATTTCATTTTTCAACTTCTCCTGTCTACGTATTCTCCATATAGTTCAATCTCTTCAAGCAATTTTTTATAATCTTTGCTATATCCCATTTCATAAGTTGTAGGAATAATAGCTACATTGGGGGAAATGACCACGCTTTTTCCGGTTTCTGTATCTGTGTATGAAAACTGATCATAATCATTGTAAACACTCATATTTCCGGCGGCCTTTTTCCAGATAAAGCCCTCCCGGAAATTTTCCAATTTTCCCAATTCTTCAACAGCAAAGGGGACGCCGGTTTTTTCGTTCATCGCTTTAACCACGCCGGACACCGTGATAGACATTTTTCCATCCTTTTCGTATGCATATCTTTTAGCGCCCTGTGTGATAAATCTATCATAAGTTCCCTCATATTCAAACACGCCCATGTAATGCCGGCAGCCCTTCCGATCATCTGCATAGGCGCCGGCGCTGGTGGCAAGTTTCTGCCGGCGGGAATTTATATTAGATAAATCCAGAGAGCCTAGCACTTTCACAGAATCAGTATCACAGTAAACCATCCGGTCACCCGCTGCATCAATTGCATCTTGCAGCGCTTTCCGGGCGTAGGCCGTCACATAGACGCCCCATTGATAAGGAAACGCGGCCCTTTGCAGAGCTTTCCGGGCTTCCTCCGGATCATCATATAAATTTTTAGCAGTATAATTTCCGTTATCATATAATATTTCTGCATGAATTGGGTCTTGGCAACTCATTCCAAATACACTATTCAAAAGGCCCTTGCTACGGGCATAACGATATTGATCCTCTTCACCGGTAGCCCCTTTTAACAGCGTTTTATCGTCATAATATTTCTGGATAACCGCCCGATACGGTTTCGGCAAATAATCCTTTTTTGCCAGCATGGCCGCTTTTACGCTGATAGTGGAAAAATCATATTGACGCCGGATAATATCCAAATCTAATTCTGTTAGTGTACACTCGCAAACATCCGCGAAAAGAATTCGGCCATTATCAATCCCACCCGCAAAACCGGTTGAACGAGTCCGCGCCAGCGATATATACGGAATTGTAACGCCCGGCTTTATTTTAATATCTTTGAAAATATACGTTGCAACAACAGCGTAACCCAAGCCAATGTATTTCAATATTCGTTCAATAGATAAATCACCTGTTAAAAATTTGAATGGTTTCATTGGAAATTTCTTGGTTAGTTGTTGGGCCGGGTAGCAACTTGTCATATCATAAGAAGATACATTTTCCAGAATCCGCCCGGCATAATGCCGGTTAGCATGGGTATTTCCGCCCCGGAATGCTTGACGGAGCATCCGATAAACTTCTATATTTGGTTTCATATCCCGGATATCATAACAAAGAGGCTTCGGTTTCAAAGCAGCCTTGCAATCGCGCCGGACATAACCAGTAGAAGTGTAGGGAATCGTCTGCAATGTGTCGCCGTCTTTTTGCATCCGCTTTTTCATACAGGCCACCAACGAGCGCACATCACGAACACAATACTCAAGTTCATAATCATTTAATTCTGTCCACGGATAGCGAATTTTTGAATAATCATACTGCTGCCCGGATAACTTTTCCTCCACTTGCATCTGCTTGCATAAATGAGAGAGGCTCATATTTGTTTGCAGATATGAACATCGGAACTCTAAGCAGTCAAACATTCTGCAATATATCGGTTTACGAGCCTCACGCAAAAACACATCTTCATTATTAAAAGAATAAATGCCCTGCAAGAATTGCCATTCATAACTTAAATTATGAACCCAAATAATTAACCGGGGAATGGTCGGCAGATTATACATTGTGCTATATTCAAGTAACACATTGTGTAATTTGTCGACCATTGCGAAAAAATCTTCCCATGTCCGGCCTATTACCGTATAATCCTCAATCTGGAATTGCCATATGTACATGAAAGAATGACTATTCTGTTTAGCACCGGCGGGAATGGGTAAATCAACGCGGCTGGTTTCTATATCGAAAGCGGCCACAGCATTAATCAAATACCGTCCGCCGGGCTGATCCGGTTTCCGCCGGGGCAATGGCGATAAATGCCCCGATTTCTGGAAAACCTCTAAAAAATTAATATCACGCCATGACGCAAACACGGCCCCTACCTCCGTTAATCCTTTATATA